ATCATTAATAGCGTTTGCATTTGGAGTGGCTTGGGTAAAAGAGGTTATCCGAGTACCCCCAACCAATCGTAATGCGACGTTTGCTACGTCGGTTTCACTGGGCATACAAAACTCCTTTTAAGCCATAACAGGTATTGGTTTATCCCCCCGTGCAACAGCATGGGCTTCTGCCTTATTTTCTATTTCGCAAACAGGTTTTCCGTCAACGATAATTACATATGTTCGCCTTCCTAAATTCCATTCTACTGATCCCGTACCGGAAATAAATTCTGGTGCGGGTTCTGCCGCAGACGTTTCTTTAACTACTTTCCCTTGGGGGAATCTTTTAATTGCTTCACTTAAAGGATGAAACTCTACCTGATACCCTGTTTGATTTTTTATTACTTCTAATATAATTCCTTCGCATAGAGAAAGAATACGGTTTTGTCGGATTTCAATCATCCGTACCACATCTCCCGCCATGAGGTTTCCCCCCAGTGTGTTAAAAAATCCTTCTTTAAAGCATTCTTTTATTTCATGCTGGTCACAAATATAATTCCATACTTTGCCAAAATTACCGTCTTCGGGTTTATTTAATCTATGTGCCTTCGCCTTTATCATTCTTTCTCCTTTTAAGAATAGTGAAAATACGAGTTTCCCTCCGCAGGAGGAGACCAAACGAAGGAAAACCCGCACTTCACATTAAACTACTTAATCTGAATCCGCATAAGTGGCATTCAGAACATTATCAGATAGATCGACAGCACCAGATGCGACAGCATTAACTATATGCAAGCCCATCCCGGCTATTGTACCGGTGCGGACAGCAGTTGTCCAATCAACGGTATAAATTAAGTCGCCAACCTGAAAGATCTGGTCGTCATCAGAGTTATTAAAATACCCAGCCGCATCCACTGCTGTGGAAGCTTCCAGAGTATCATAACGCCAATGATTAAAGCCATTATACGAACCCATGTTAGTCAGATCGGCTGATATAAATGCCATTTCTGTCTCCTATCATAAAGGTTCAAAGAAAGACCAAGGAGCCAAAGCCCCTCAATCAAGTTATGTACAAGCTGATCCGGGTAGTTGCCTACCCAGATCAATATGTTACGAAGTTGGAATAGCAGCAGTATCATCGACGTTTCCTTCGATAACTCCACCGTCATCAATCATTACAGAATTACCGGACATTGCATGATTTACAAAATGCGCTGCTCGGTCACCATGCCAAGTGATATCTGCGCCAACAGAAGTTTCACCAGACATCGTACCTGCAAGATTCCCCGGGGCTTTACCCGAAGCATATCCAACTGCCGATTTATTATAAAGGAAAACTTTAGATGTACCTGTACCTACACCCGGATTTCCAGAATGAACAGTCCAAAGAACTTGCGCCCAACGCTTGAAAGAGCCTACTGGCGCTCCAACATTGTATACTTGTCCGTCGGCTCCGACATAATCAGAGGATGCAAACTCGTTAATAGTAGATGCCATCGCCCATAAAGCAGGAGACATAACACCGTACATATTTCCGGGATCATAAGCATCCGCTGCGATTAACGCTTTAATCATGTTCAACAAGCCATTTCTAACTGCTGCGGATGATCCTACAGCAATAGTAACAGTAGATGATGTAGTAGAATCTAAAGTTGTGAGGATTTGATCGTCACACTTTCGACCCAGAGCTTTAGCACCGCCACGGGCGATAGCCATTCTTTCATCAATGTTGATTTTTGCCTCATCAAGTTTATCAACCCAATCTCCCGCATAAAAATCAGCTAGGGTTGTGGAGATAGCCGTGTGAGTTTGATTCATCGGAGTAATTGTTCCATGTCTTGCTTTCGTAGTAGCGGTTCCAGTTCCGATTTTCTGGAAAGTCGCTACAGAGCCAACAACGTCTGACTTAAAACGAACGGTAGGTTTTAAAACCGACCCTTCCCTTTGAAAGACATCGTGGACATCACGCTCATATTGCGTGATAAACGAATTAGTTATTGAGGTAGCCATTATAAGCCTCCAAATTAGTGAATAGTAAAATAATAATAACTGCTAATTCATTTCCTCTGGAAGCCGTTTTGAATTCGGAATTTGGGAAGTCCTTTCGGAGGCCATGTCTTCCTTCTAACGGGGCATCGGTCATGTTGTTTAAAAAATGTTGGCGGGGCCATAAGGGAAGCCGCCTATTAAAAATATACACTTATACAGTGTATAATGTCAATCTTGTTTTCGTTTTCGCTTTTTAGGTTTGTCAGATAATGCGCTTCTTTTTTTAGCCGCTTTCTTCGCTGACGATATATCAGAGTAAGATTTTGTTACGTTTTTAAGATTTGGGGACTTTTTTCTCCCCAAGGCTCTATTTAACATACCCTCTTTTCCTTCCCCAAAAAAAGCGTCTTCTGCTTTTTTCTGACTTACAGGTTTACTGCCACGACCATTTATAACAGAAGGGATATTATGCTGCCTCCGTTTCCGTTTTTGGTTTCCTTGGCCTACGCTAACCCCTATACTTTTTTCGTGGCTCATTATGAAGTCCTTGTATCCGTTCCTACAATAGATCCACCGCCGTGTAATTTATCAAGCGCCAAGCGTTCTTTTTCATCCCACTTTCTAGCTTCCGCATGATTACCTTTGGCGTAAGCATCTTTTCGTTTATCACGATAGGTGTTTGCTTGTTCCATTAAAGTGTCCTTCTCACCTTCTGTAGCTACACTACCTAAAGCACCTTCTCCCATATCTCTTCCTAACTTTGCAAACATACGAACTAGGATAGGATTGTCAAGAATGAATCTTCCATCAGACGTTTCTATATGTCTGGCGTCTTCAAAATCATCTCCTAATAAAGCTTCACTAGCCCGTGACGCAAATATAATGTTTTTATCGTAATCTTCTGCCCATTCTTTTCGCATATCCGCTTCGCTTTGTTTCGTATACGCATCATCCATTTCCGCCTTTTGGCCCATCATCTTTTCTATCTCACCACGGAATTCGCTAATCAAAACATCCGCTGTTGCTTTTGGTACGTTGTTATCCAGAAAAAGATTCGCCCAATGGTCTTCGGAATCCATCATTTGATCTGTACGTTCCATTCCTTCAGGCAAAAGAAAATCGTACCCATCTACATCGTTGGGAACGCCCAGTGCTTCTCGATACGCAGTGACCTCTTCTTCCTCTGCGCCTTCTCCCGGTGGGACAATTGATTTAGATAGTTTTTGTCTGGATTCCAGATTAGCTTGTACTAAAGCATCTACGCTAGTAAATCGTTCAGCATGTTTCTGTAACTTCTCATCTTCGATTAAATCTCTCCACGATTCAATCTCTACTGATTCTTGTTCTTCGGTATCCTCCGTCTCTACTTCGGTTGCTTCTGTTTCTTCAACTTCTTCTACTGCTTGTTCTTCAGCCATAATTTATCGCCTCGTTTTTTGTGTTGGTGGTGGAGGAGCGGATGGTTCTACCATAACCAGCTTATGGATTGATAAAGCCAGCTTTCGTTCCCCAGTTGATATTAAAGTTGCATTCGGGTCAACCCCGTTCGTGTTAAATTTGGTTGTATCGTTTGCCATATATCCCATACCTAGTATTTCATTGAACACCCGTCTTCCTATTTCGGAACCGAGAAATAGTTCACGGAAATCTTGGTAGCGTTCTATATCACTACTATATTGGGTGACTCTCTTAAACTGATCAAAAAGCTCTTCAATGTCAGTCGCCTTGTTTACCTTTTTTCTTGGCATCGTTGTTTACTCGTAAGCCCCTTTAGACTTTCGTCTTCCTTTTTTAGTTCCTGTTTTAGCTTTTTTAGCTCTATCTCTGTTTTTTGTGGGCAACAGTCCGTCTTTAAAGAGTATAGACGTGTTTTTATGAGTCTCTGAGGCTTCTTTCGATGTTTCAGATCTTACTTTAGATGGATGCCTTTTACGTTTAGGCTTCTCTTGTTCACCTTTTTTTGCTGCTCGGTTTGGATTTGGGTATTTCCCGGTGCTAACTACTTTAATTCCCATATTAATTATCCTTGTTTTTAGGTGGTGGATACAAACCCGGTCTGTTTCTTTTAGATTTGGACTTCTTTTTTTTCCTCTCTTTTTCTTTTTCCATACTACGCTTATTCTTTTTATCTATAGGCCCGTCGGGGATAGCTTTTCCTATCGCCGCACCCGTAGCTAATACGCCCCCGATTTTAGCGACTTCTTTGCCAACTTTTTTCATCGCAGAACCTGAAGGGGCTTGGACGCTTCCCCCTCTCATTATTTTGGATACCTTAGTGTTAGAACTTTTATTAGCTTTTTTTCTAGCTTTGTCTAAAGCTTTTTTAGCTTCTTTTTTCCCTTCTGCTGCTATTCGTTTTTCAGCCCTTTTCTTTAGTAATCTTTTTAGCAACTTTGCAGCGGCTATTGCTACAAGGCCGGGGACTTGAATGGTCATGCTGGTACTCCTTCTTCAGTGGGTTGTTTATCAGGGTCTTGTACCAAGCCAGCTTTCTTCATAGCTCCGGCTCCCTTATCAGCTATATTAGCTTGTTTCTCCATCATCATCATTTGTTGCTGTTGTGCCATCATCTGTTGTTCCGCTTGTACTTTGGCTTGTACTTCTTCCCGTGTATTAACTATATCATAAGGAAGCGCCATAGCATCTGCTTTGAATCTGGCAAGAGCATCTACGTTGACCATGTGTTTTGCTTCAGGAGCCACTTGGGCTAACTGCATAATTTCCATCGCCCACTGAGTTGCCGCAGCAGCTTCAACCTGTTTCTTTATCTTGTTAACTGGAAGATCAAATTCAAACTTTATATTTTGACCTTGTAGTTGTTCTGGAATTTCACCGAAGACATCATTCTTTAACATGATCTTAAAAGATCGTTCTGCTATAGGTTGGTTATAATCCGTTTCGAATCTTCCAAATACAGGGCCAACTTCTCTAATGAATTCATCTTTACGCTGGATGATTTCTGTGGCTGTCATCTGTGGCCCGTTTTGTGGAAGGTTTAAGATGTTCTTAAAAAAAGCTGCTGCTACCTGATTCCGTATATCCGTTTGCATATCACGGGTAACAGGTAAATTAGCACCTGATATTAATGGGAAGAATGGGTTGCCCCCAACTTGAGAAGCCGTTTCCACGTCATAGTAACTCATCCCTCCGGGGAAAGTGTTGACCTCAGAAAACGTCCCGTCGTTGGGAGCCATTAGTGGAGGATCAGCAACTCGCTGACCCGCAACCAAAATTGTTTCTCCCATAGCTTGTAATGTATTCGCATCAGGTAATGCTATCATTCCGGGAGATCGACCATATTCTTCTCCAGAAGATGTATCCCATCTAGGAATTACAAAAGGGAATTCGTGAAACCCTTTTTCACGAATAACGTGTTTTGCATCTACTTCCATCCAAAGTTCTTCGTAAGGCATATCTTTAGAGAAAATGGCATTAGCTTTAGCATTCTTTCTCTTTTGGACAGAATAAAGTAACTCTATTTTTTCATCTTGCTTCTTGTCTCTAATTCTTTCTTTAGTTTTTTCGGATAAATTCTCTAGCCCAAACATAAGCTCTGCTTGCCAGATATACATTTTTTTAGTTCTGTACAATCCACAAGGATACCCTTCATCACTAAACAAAGGATAACCGTCTTTCAAATGAACCGATTGAAATAGTAAATGATCCTGACTTGCCCCCATACCCAAATACAATATTCCAGTACCCAATACAACAAGATCGAGGTCAACCTCTCCGGTTGCCTGTCGAAATCTTGCCCTCGGGTCACGAATCGATTCATTCAGAATTTCCGTAGATCGCCCCAACCAATCCTGTACTTCTCCTTGTTGGGATAAACTATCATCTTCTGTCCGAATCGTTGTCAGGTCTTGTCCTTCAGGACGAATCATGGCGCCTACTGTATTCGCTAAACTTCTAGCTCCTTGCATAGGAGTACCATCATAAACTCCATCTACCCGTTGTTCCCCATCTTGGTTAGTCCGTGTAAAACCTTGCCGTCTGGGTAACAAAACTTGAGTTAAGTCGTCCCAATGATTTTCAAACTGAGAGCGCCTGTTCTTAGCCGCTTTCTGTCTCTTTATATGAGATAAAACTTTCTTTTCGTCGCTATCTTGTATAGCCATAGAGTTATCCTAGTTTATCGCTTCCACCAGCTTGGTTTCTAGAAACATTCCCTAATCCATCGGAAACACCTGAAGATGAAGTTAAAGTAGAACCACGTCTGCCCGCTCTACGTTTAGCGGTCAGCTTATCCACTTTTTTACCTTCTGGCTCTGGAGCCGGTTCTGGCGGAGGAGGAGGAGGTGGTGGTGGTGGAGGGGCTGGTCTAGGGGGTGGAGAACCTCCACCGGGAAAAATAGCCATAATAATATTATCCTAAGTTAGAGTTATCATCGTCTGCTGACGGTCTTAATAAAGTTCCGCCAGAAACATCTTGTCCTGATTTAGTTAACATGGAACCTCTGCGCCCTCTGCGACTCGCTTCGCTTGCTTCTAATTTCTTTTTTGCCGCTGCTATAGCTGGATCTGTTCTTTCGATCGGCGGTGGCGGAGGTGCGGGCGGTGGCGGAGGCGCCGGTGCGCTAGGGCCACCAAATCCGGGAAATAGACTCATGGTTTCTGTAACCTCTTATAAAGTTGATAGGGTGTTATAGCCCAACTATTTAATCCGAGTAAAGCTTTTGTTAGCCCAACACAATTAGCAACAAAAATGTTACCACGGAAAAGATTAAATTTAAACTGTTTATTGATCTCCTGATCCCGCTTGACAACGGTGTAACCCTGTCTCACATAATAGTTTAACAGGTCATAGTCCTTATGAGCAATAACATGAGTGATGGGAACACCTACTGCGTAATCCGTTTCCACCCAATAGTCACCTGTTTGTACAGCTATAACAACATGTTTAAACCCATCCTTCAATAAAAACTTTAAAGGGTGGTTTCCGTATTCACGGAAGCTGACTAATGTTTTCATTCATCTCCTGATCCAGCGGAGGGTCTTTTTACGATTCCGCCATCTTTGTCTGAGTCTTCTTGTTGGTTCATCCTAGTTTGTCTCCTGAGTCCTTATTGTTACTAGTATCTTTAGTTTTAAGTAGGGCGGCTACTCTCTTGCTTGTTGGTGATGAGGCTTTAGTTCTTTTTCTAACCCCTCCTGACGATATCTTAGAGCTAAGAACTTTTGATCCTGAACTTTTTTTGTCATTTTTGTTTTGTAGCGCTTCGGGTCTTACCTTTGCTTTACCTTCTCCCGCTGTTTCACGTCTCTTTCTTTCTGCATTACCTAGTTCATTATTAGCCAAGTTTTTTGTAGGCGTATTTTCTATAGGAAACCCCGGCCCCCAAGTATACGGAACGCCTTTAGAATTGGCTAGTCCGTTGTCAGGAAACATTCCGGAACGGTATCCGGGGTTTTGATCTTCTGCTGCAAACCCGGCAATCTTGGGGGCAAATCCTCCCATGTCAGCTTCTCCACTTATGAGGTTGGTACTTATGATTTTGTTCGCTTGGTCGTGCCACTTCTTTTCTGAATATATTATGTGACTGTTCTTTCCGTCTCCCTAGAATATACGCTTTTAAAGTACTCCTTGTCCACCCGTTTTTCTTCTCTTCGGGAGTTGGCTCATATTCTTCGTCTGTCATAGTTCCTCATACTCGTGAAGAAATATTGGCATACCGGGGCCGTTGTATGATCCGACAATATTATAATCAAAAAATTCTAGAGCTTCTTCGTGTGTCATAGAATCGTTTTCCATGAGATTACGAATTATCTTTTCTGAATCATACACCAATACAGGTATCCTGCCAAAGCAATCTCCCATCCCCATAATGGCGTTGTCATGCCCATCTACTTTTAATCGTTGTCCCTTATAAGCCTTATCCATGTTATTTCCTCCAGACTTTGTGTGGGGTGTAGCGAGAATTAGTTCTTGGGGGAGGGGTATGTGATCTGCCTCCCCGCTTTTTACCTTCCAGTAATGCGTAAACACAGGAGTCCCCTTTGCCGGGAGATCGTCCTAATCGTTTCTTCAAATCCCCAAACCCATCCTTGCACTCTGTAGATTTACCTTCAACCTGAATCCCCCCATTTGTTAACTGCCATTTGGGAGCGCACAGGTCTGCTTTCAATTCTCTGTCTGGGTGGATAGCTATTCTTTCGTCGCCTTCTGGGTCTAATGCTTCTCTCATTCTCCACCAGTTCTCACTTCGTTTATTGTAAAATCCAAGTGACCCTGAAAGATCTCGCCCGTGACTTTTATGTCGCCCATCAACAGCAACAACATTAGCCCCGTTAGTTTTCAAGTGATCGTAAATAGAAGCCCCCGCCCCTCCTATGATATCTAACATGATTGGCGCCCCATGTTTTATAAAGGATGTGCAGATCGCTGCACCCGTTGGCCCGTCGGGAGTAGACTGCCCTCGTTTGACAATCTGTTCCCCAAACCAATTCCCATATCGTGGCGTTAATACAAAATCATCCTTACCGCCCCGTGCCGGATCAACGCCCAAACAATCCATCTTAGCACCTTGTGGTTTTTCTTCTGTCCACCGCTCCATAGCTAGTTCTACCCATGTGGTTGGTATTACTTGCCACGGATCGTCTTGCATACCAGCGGTAAAATCACCCATTAACATCTGAGATCGTAATGGTTCAGGCAAGGCTTGCAATGCGGCTTTGTATCCCGAGTTCATTAAGAACGGATTGTCATCCACGGAAGACGGAA